CGATGATTCTGGTTTTTTTGCATTGAGTTTTACTGAGGCCTTTTCGATTTCCTCCGTAAAAGCCTCAACCTTAAATAACAGGTCTTTTGCGATTTCCTGTTTAACGATTCGCAGGGCTATCGCCTCAACCTCTGCAATTTGATCATATTTCAAAGGCATTTGGAGCCCTCCTTATGGTTGGGCGGCCATGTTTCAGGCCGCCCGGTTAAAGGGTTTACTATTATGCGATCACCGTTCCGCTTTGAGGCAATTTCTGCCTTGCCCCGCTGAGAATAGCGATTATGGATAGAACCGATGCAGCGGACGGTGCGGCCATAGTTACTCTGAAACCGATATCGCCCTCGACAAGTTGCTCGGCGTCCAGTTCGATGACGTGCATCGTGTTTGCCACAACTGTCGGAATAAGACCGGTGGCCGCTGCAACTGTGGTACGCGCCCCCAGGACATCTCCCAGCGCACCCTCAAAATCAACGATACAGCTATAATGGGAGAAAATGATCTCAGTGGCCGTCCCCGGAACCATAGTGTCGCACGATTCTATCGTAATCACACCAGCCGCTCTTGGAGATGTGCCAAAGCTGATGACGATTGACGCATGGTTATAATTCTCCATACGCATGACCAGGCTACTACCCCCGGCTGTATGGTCCAGCGGTTCAAACAACTGAACCAGATGTCCCTCTTCTGATAAAACAAATCCTTTTGCGCTCATGATAAAAACCTCCTCATTCTTATTTATCCGGGGATTTCTCCCCGGTTATTTTATGGTTTCAAAACTTAAGCCCTGGTTGCCAAAACAATGAAAGGGCTTCTCGTGTTTGAAGTTCCCTTATACGGTGTCAAGACTGCGTTGCGAATGGGCTGGCCATCGATCCGGTAGGTCCACCGGAATGTCATTTCATCGTAAATAAACATGACATGAATTGAAGAAGCCGCCTGAGTCCCGCCTTTATCGATCAGCATATATTCATTGAGATCGACAAGCATGATATCGCCCACCGTTCCCAGGGTCTCGGCCTGCTCGATTGCAAACATCGGCTTCCCCAGGAGTGTAGAATTTGGCCGACCGGCTGCGCCATCCGCAGGTAAATAAACCGGGACGCCGCCAGTGCCCACCGCGAGGGACATGGTGAAAAGCGAAGGCAGAATATCACGGTTGATTAGCCATATTGCATTTGCATCGCTCGAATCCAACAGCCTGGTATACATTTTGACGATATTCTCGAAAAGTATGGTCGCTGCCTTTTGGCCGGTCTCCTTCGCTACGCTCACAAGACACCCAGCATTGAGGATACCCAGCGGTTGTCCTGCACCGGTTCCTCGGATAATCGCGTCATCGATCTTGAATCCGATTTCCATCGGGAACCACTTATTGACCATTGCAGCCATTGCCGAGGCATCGCTCAAGAGCTCCTCGGTTGCATAGAACAGACCGAAAATCTTATGCAGGTTCAATTCAAGCTGCCTGAAAGTCGGCTTTTTGGCCGTTACCGTAGCCGCCTCTGCCGCCCAATAGGTTTGAATTCCACCATAACGTGACCCTGTGGCCCGGCTGGTTTCATTCATTAAGTTTACCTTCATCCCATTGGCATTGCCGGAGATTGGCACTTTGAAACACCGAGAAGAAAGAATCCCGGTAGCAATCGCGCCCTGGTCCAGCACCCCAGCATAATCCTTCTCCACAAGGAACCCACCGTCACTCGGTACGCCCTCGCTCGCCCCGGTAGCTGCCCGGACTTTCATCAGCCTTTGAGCAGCGGCCTGATATTCGGCGCGTGATTTATCCTGGTGAGCCATAGTTACCACATCGATAAGCTGCTCACCCAGTGACGCATAAACCGGTTTTTCCTTTAGGCCACCCCCGCCAGGGGCCTCAACTTTCGCTACGGCCTTTTCAATGGCTAAAAGCTGGGTCTTCATGGCTTCCATCCCGGCTAAGTCCTCGACGATCTTTGCCATCTTCGCCTCGATGATCGGGTCCGTGTGTCCTTTTTCCTCGATTGTTTTGATTCGTTCGTCATTAGTCGCCTTAAACTCTTCAAAGGCTTTATTTAACTCACCAATCAACTTTTTTATTTCATCACTCATTTCATTTACCTCCTATCAACATTTTAAGTTTCAAAAGATCCTCAATCATTTCAACATCAATATCGCTTGCCCCAGCGCCTTTCGCAGCCATGGCCCGCGCATAGTCACGACTCGCACCCGCGTTTCGCAAGGCGCGTTCCGTTTCTTTCCTTGTTAATTCTCTTCCTGAATCCTGTACTGATAAAATGTCATCCGGTGCATTGGCGAACATGGAAAGGTCAAACTGTGCCTTGATCGCCTTACCGTCAACAATCGTGTCGATAAAGCCCTTTTCCTTGGCTTCTTTGGCCGTCATCCAGGTTTCCGCCTTCAGCATTGCCTTAACTTCCTTTTTCCCTACATTCGATTCGCTGACATAAATATCCACCATGTTTCCACTAACCTTTTCCAAGATATCTGCTGTTTCCCGGAGTTCATATTGATTTCCGATTGCGAAAACCCATGGATCATGGATCATCATCATGGCGTTTTTATAAGCCTGGACTTCTTTGCCTGCCAGGGCAATAAATGACGCTGAAGAGGCCACAAGCGATTCGATCCGCGTGACAATCTTCGATTTATGGGATTGCAGAACGTTAAAAATCGCCATACTATCGAAAACATCCCCGCCTGGTGAATTAATCCTGACGGTAATGGTTTTCTGTTTCATCTCTGCCAGAGCCCTCACCAATTCAGCGGCATCATTAAACGGCCATCCGATCACGTCATAAATCAGAATTTCGGCCTCATCATCAGATAGGGCCTCGATCTCATACCAGTCCGGTTTATCAAGAGACTTATTCCAATACCGAGCCGTTGCTTCGGCATTCTTAATTGATCTATAGGATAGTTTCACTGATCTCCTCCTCCTAAATTCGATTCTTTGGAATCAGGTTTTGTTTTCTTAGTTGTACTGGTCCGGGTGCGGTATATCTCCCCTCCGATATATGGGTTCATGTCCTCCATGGCCCTGGCTTCGTTCGGATTATAAATTTCCTTATCGATTGCGATTGCGTATGCATCAAACCGTGATTTCATGTCGCCCCGGAGCAATCCGGCCATTGCAAATTTTGGATAATATTTTTTCTTCTCTGGCTCCGTGAGCAGATCCCGCTTTATTGCCTGCTCGATATTGACCACTATCGGCGTCAGGGCATGGGTGACAAAAGCTAACATGAATTGTTCGGCACTGCGGTAAGTTGGCGCTTTATCGCCCGATTGAACTAACATAAGCGGAACCCGGAACATGCCGCAAATCTGGGCTTGATTGAATTTTCCAATTTCGAGAAATTGAGAATCTACGAGCTTAATATCTGGGAATGTAACCTCCATGGCCTCGTCGATCAGCATGAACTCCCATGATTTTCCAAGTCCTTCATATTTTTTTTGTAGATTCTCTTTTAGATTTTTGTGGGCTGGGGCGGATAATGAAAGCGGGTGTTTAAATACCGCGCCTGGGTGCATTCCTTTACCAAAAAACCTTGAAACAAACTGTTCGCTTGCCATCCCCTGGCCGATAGATTCTCTGGCATATTGGATGGGATTTATGCCCGTAAAGCCATTTAAGACCAGCCCCCGGAGGTGCATGATTTTATTCCCGGGGATTATCTTGAATTCTCCGCCTACCGGTGCTCCCTCCCCATAAGCCGACGATGATTTTTGAGTCGGGACTAAAATTTTATAAGAAAGGCTGTAATCCGTTTCCTGAATAACTTCCTGCACGGCCTCTGCCTTGATTGGTATTAACTCGATAATAGGGCGACCTGGGATACCCATTTTATACGCATAGAAATTACCCCTTAACGAGATATGAGCAACCGCCATACCCCAGAACTCCGAGGCGGTCATCCAGGAATTAGGCTGATCGTGCAGAAGCCGATAGAGATAATGCTCAGTTGCCTTTTCCTTCATGTCCCCGTTCTGGGCCATAAGATGTAGGGGTAATTGAGCAATAGATTGAGACAGGACCTTTACACAGTTGTGGACGGTCATGAGCTGCATAGCGGTATTAGAATCAATGGAGACCCCCGACTGCGTCGGAGTTAGGCCACCATAGAAAGAACCGCCGGGAAAATACCAGCGGTCATCTTCGGGTCCCCAGGTAGCGGCCCAAATACGCTTGATCCTTGAATAGATACTCACTTCATGACCCAATTCCTAAGGTTAAGGTGAAATAATTAGATAAAATTGGAATTATGGTAATATTATAAAATGGAAAAATCGGATTTGTAAAACGAGGAAATAGGAAGAACTGGACAGATCAGACAGAATTGTTCAATTTAGCAGGCAGTGACGGAATAATGAACAGGGCCGAAAAAAACCCCTGAATCTATGTAAGCCCCCAGGGGTTAGTACTGTGCAAGGCAAACATTAAACCGTCCTTGCTGCATCATAATTGGCTATCCGCGCCATTAATGTTCTAAGTTGTGTTTATCCTTTTACATTATCCAGGCCTGAATGTCAAGCCTAAAATTTACGCTAATGGATCAATCTGGCTTCTAAGGCGACAGGTCAGGATTGCCTCTCTCGAAATCCTGTACGTCCCCTTGTATTTTTCGGCTTTTAAGATGCCATGTTGAATCCATGTATAAATTGTGGATATCTCATAACCGAAATAGTCCGCCACCTCATTAGGCCGGAAGAGAGGTTTGTTAGGCAGCATCGGATCATCAATTTTTGGTAAATTGGTCATGTTGTCTCTTTTAGATTTACAAACCCACAGGCATCCGATAGAGGCCTTACCACATTACCGCTGATCGATCTCGTCATTAAAAATCCTGCTTTTCGGTGAGGTTTACCATCTAATGTAAAGATTTCTTTTGTACCATCTTTCCACTCAATAACTACAATTGCTTCCGTTTTTTCTTTTTTATATTTTCTCATATTATATTTCCTTTCAAAACGTCATAATATCCGTGTCCTTATCTTCATACGCGGATTTAACAGGCCCACCTTTAAGCATGGCCCGCCCGATGGCCATCACGAGCGCGACTGCTCCGTCGATCCGCTCGGTGGATTTCTCTTTATCCAGCTTTTGATTCCCGGCAGGATCCATTTTGATCGCTACGTTTGATACCATCCAGGATAAAACAGGGTTCCCACCGTGGGCCAATTCTTTACCGATGACCATCTTTTCAACCTCTTTCACCGGGGCGTTCATGCTCGCGTACCCCTGGCCGAACTGGATCAGGCTCTTTTTGCCCTCGATTTCAAACCCGATATCCTGCAGGTCAGTTGTGATCTTCTGTGATCCCCAGCGGTCAAAGGCCAGCTCCGCAATATCGAAATCAATCGAATCCTGTTTGATCTGTGCCAGAATAAAGGCGTAATCGATCAAATCCCCAGGCGTGAGGGTGATAAATCCCTGCCTGGCCCAGACGTCGTAAGGGACCTTGTCGCGCTTCACTCGCTCCATCATGTTATCCTCAGGGAGAAAGAACTTACAAAGGACTTCATAACGTCCGCCTTCTTCCTCTGGAGGGAATACCATCACCCAGGCCGTCAGGTCGCTATTGGTTGAAAGGTCAAGGCCTCCATAGCAGGTCCGGCCCTTCAAGGCTTCCGGGTCAACCGTAAAAGCACAGGCATTCCATTTGTCTGAGGTAATCCACCGCGTTATGCTTTCTGTCCAGCAGCAGAAATTTAGGCGTTTAACAATATTTTCCTGTGCTGGCATGGCTTTTGCTTCTTCTACCTGGCGTCTGAGATAATCCTTGAAAGGGGGCCCCAAATAATTCATATTAGGATTAGCCTTGATCCATGTCTTTTCATCTCGCCAGTCATCACAATCAGGGCAACCGTCTTGTGGGATCGTCTTGCCTTCGGCCTCGCAGGCCGGACAGACATCAAGCCCGGACATTATACCAAACCAGGCATCGTCTTTTATAATTCCTTCGAGGATCTTCTCTGTATAATCATGATGTTGATAGCATATCGAGTGCCGATCATACCCGGCGTTCGTTATTTCAAAAACCAGGGCCTGCCGTCTTGTTTTCGTTCCGGCGCTCATCTTGCGGACCACCAGATCATTCGGGTGCTCATGAATTTCGTCTAACAACGCCGTGTGAGGGCGCTTTCCATCAAGGCCCCTATGTTCTGACGATATAGCCCGGAAAAAACTATTTTCAGCGTGATAAGCGATGTTGTGTTTATCGATTTGTAATAATTCCCTTAGTGCCTCGGATTTCTCGGCAAAGGTTCTGGCATCCCGGAAGGTGATTCCGGCTTGCTCCCTGGTCGTCGCGGCTGCATAGATCTCGGCTCCTGGCTCATTATCAAAGACAAGGCAGTATAAGCCAATTCCGCCTGCCAGCGGTGACTTCCCATTTCCCTTAGCTTGCTCACAATACGCCGTCCTGAACCGCCTGAACCCGTCTTTCTTGCGCTTCCAACCAAATATAGATCCATCAATAAATTGTTGGTTAGGGGTGAGATTAAAAGGCTGGCCGTCAAAGGCTCCTTCATAAAATAAAAGGAACTCCGGGAAAAAGGATATAGCGTGATCCGCTGCCGCTTCATCAAAATAAATATCCTTGCGCTTCATGTCCTGCAAATGTCTGGCGCAGGCGAGGCGTGTCCATTTATTGGCAGGGATTTTGCCTTTGACAATATCCGTGGCATACTGGGTGACGGGGTGGAGCTTCTTTTTAGCCTTTCGTGCCATTCTTCCTATTCCATTGTTTCAATTAACACATGAATTGCATTTATAGCAGCGGTTTTATCTTTCTCAACTCCAGGAGTAGAACGTAATATTAGTTCCATCCTTTCCAGCTCATCCTTGGCCGATGCACCAATTAAATCAGATAGAGCAGTACGTAATTTTGATATGGTGGCTTCGGCCTGCCTCATTGGATGTTTATCGCAAATCTTGATATGATCGGTTAAAATTTGAGCCCCATGTGGTGGAGTACCTTCTGGGTAAGCCTTCCCACAGTAAACACATGTAAGTATATTCGGCATTTTATTTTGCCTCCTTATTTTTTAGCCTTTCGCGCCATTCTTCCTCGCCATGAACTTCTCAGCTTGACCCATTGGTTTTGGTTTCTCTACTTTCAGATTGACCCGGCTACTTGGTGACAACCCTAACAAAACCGCTGCCCTCATCATACGCTCATATGCCTCCTTAGCTACCCGCAGATATGGGTTTAGCGCAGGTGTGCCATCCGTCTTTTTGTATACCAGACCGGTCTCATGCACCTTTTCCGTAGCCTCCCCCCACTGGCTAAAGGCATCGCAGTACCCGGAAAGAACCGCCATATCCAGCTCGGTCATCAGGCCGATAGACTGTAGGATCTTCCCG